GCTGACTTATTAGAAAACGCTGAAGAACAAATATGGAGCTTATGGGCTAGATGGCAAGGTAAGTCGTTTGATGGTGTTATTAATTACCCAGATAGCTTTAACCTTAGAGATTATGCTTCTGATCTTGCATACTTACAACAAGCTAAAGCAAGTGGAGTTAGATCAAGCACATTCCAAAAAGAGATTGATAAACAAATTGTAGGTGCGGTTATTGATGATGACGCTATTATTAGTACGATTAATGACGAGATCACAGCACAGTCAGAAGTGGGAGTATTTGAAACAGCACAAACGCAAGCTGAAGTAGCAGAAGAAGAATAATGAAAATATCGGAAGATACTACTCTATCTATGCCAATTCGTAATATGGCTATGATATTATTTTTTGCTGTTTCTGGTGCTTGGTTTGGATTTGGTGTTATTGAAAGATTAAACATTATAGAGACTGAATTACAGTTAATGAATCAAGATTTACTTGAGGCTTCAACACAAAAGCCTATTGATCAAGAGCAGTTTATGTTGTTGGAGTTTTTATCAAGTAATCAAGAAAAGATTAAAGACAACGTTGAAGATGAACTTCCTCGTATTACTGCATTAGATTTACAAGTACAGTTCTTAGAAGAACGTATAATAGATTTAGAAACATTAGTAGATAAGTTAAGAGGAAATGGAACTCACTAATGATAGAAACTGTTGTTGCTTTATGTCTTATGCTTAATAATAAACTTGTTGAACACTCATTCAAAGAAGATATTGGTCAATGCCTTATGGATAAGCGTGTAGCTACACGATCTATTGGAGAAGAACAAGATGGTGTGACTATGAGTTGCGATATCGTTGAAGCTGAGACTGAAGTAGATATGGGAAGAAAGCGTATTATTAAAATCGTTGAATAGGGGGAGCTATGCAATGTAAAAACTGCGAACACGAGTGTCATTGTGGAAACAATGGACAATGTGCTATATGTAAATGTTCTAACTGCGAACATAACGCATTAGACGAATTTTGGAAAAGAAATGCGGAAGATAAAGAATTACACGAGCCACATAAAGACTGAGAAGGGAACTTCACAAGGTAGAAACCCTATAAAGTCTACTATGAATAAATCTAAAAGAAGATCATATAAAAAATACAGAGGACAAGGCAAAAGAAGATAATGGCTGATAAGATAGAAGATTTAGCACAGTTGAGAGAAAACCTTGTAGACGATATTGAACTTAGACATACGAATAGATTAAATATAGCTCTTGAAAACCTAGAAAGAGATGTTGTTAAAATAGCAAACGAACTACCAACTAAACAAGGTAAACTGTTTGAAGCACGATTGGCTGTTGAGATAAGACCAAAGCTAAGACAAGCCATTGATGAACACTACACTCTATGGGCTGATGGTACTGTTAGAGAATACGATAAGGTTGCAAAACAAGTCGTGGATAATATGAAAGTGCTACCAATACCAGCTAGATTTAAAACTCTTACTGAAGTTGATATAGAAACGATAACAAACCTTAAAAGACTAAAATTTACAGGCTTTACAAACATTGGAACAGAAACAGTAAACGCTTTAGCTGATAATGTTTATTCCTCGACAATAAGTGGAAAACCAATTAATGATATGGTTAAGTCACTTCAACAAAGAATAAACGGAGTTTATATCAAAGCTGATGTTGATGAGATAAATGAATTAGTAGAGTTTGTTGCTTCTACAACAGATGAGGTAGCAAAGGCGAAGGCGATAGAAAGATTACACACCTTTTATGGTGCAGATCGTGTTGGAAATAATATGAGAAGATATGCTAAACAATTAGCACACGATAGTTTAATGGAATTTGATGGACAGTTTACTAAAGCAAAAGCAGAAGAAGC